ATAAACAATATAATGATTTTAATTATAACATAACCATATACTATGTTTGACAAACTAAAGAAGATATTCGATTTAGGCAATCAACCTATAAACGAATGACAGTTCTACCCACTTATGAATACAGAATATAATGTAGAACAGCTTTCAAGGACAGACTATTTAAAGCTATATAAAGGTTGGGTTTATGTAGCAACTAATACTATAACTGATAGTATAGCTAGTTTAGATCACAATACCTTTGATGGCGATGAAGAACAAGGACATCCTTATAATGATTTAGTAGATTACCAGTTTTTAAAAAAGGTAACATCTTATATGTTACTGAACGGTAATTGTTTTGTATATAAGGAAATGATATGAAACAAAGTAGATGAGTTAGTAATCTTGAGACCTGACTTGATAAAACTAGAACAATATGCAGACTGAAGTCTAAAGGGTTATAGATATAACGGACACGGTAAGAATATATTATATGATCCAGAAGAGATCATAAACTTTTCTATGTTTAGTCCGTGGGAGACTTATCCTTGAATAGCAAAAGGTGTATCACCAGTTGAAGCGGTTGCAATACAGGCTGAAATGGACAATACAGCGAATAAATGGAATTGGAACTTCTTTAAGAACGGTGCTAGTGTAAAAGATATATTAAAAAGCGATAGTTCAATAAGTAAAGAAGCACAAAAAAGGTTTGTAGACAAATGGAAAAGCGAGTTTCAAGGTGTAAATAACAGTAATAAGGTTGCTTTCTTAGATAAATGAGTAAATTATGAAAGTATAGGAGCTAAACAAAAAGAATTAGACTTTGTAGAAAGTAGAAGATTTACAAGAGATGAGATTTTAAGTATATTTAAAGTGCCTAAAACTATTATAGGAATATCAGATGATGTTAATCTAGCTAGTGCACAGATGGCTCAAAGAACATATTACAAAACTTGTATATGACCATTAGCTAAACAAATATCTAACAGACTGAATAGCGATTTATATGATGATGTAGAGTTTAGGTTTTTAAATGTAGTACCAACTGATACCGAAAAAGTAAGACAGGCTTTCAATGATGGTGCTATAACTATGAATGAATATAGAGAAGCATTAGGATATGATAAAGTAGACAACGGAGATGTAAATAAACTTAATGAAGATATGTTGAGAGATGCTGATATGACAGAAGAAGAAGTACAAGAGAACCAATATTCAGATATAGTTAAGAAAACAATAAGAAAAAATAGCGTATGAAGTAAGGAGCGAAAGGAACAACTATGGTATGATTTTGTTAAAAGAACTAAACAATATGAAACTAGCTGGGAAAATGAAATAAAAGAAGTATTTGAAATGCAAAAAAGAGAGATAGTAGATAGTATTACAAAAGGTTATAAACAAGTAGATAAGCCTGACTTTAATATAACTAAATATAAGGCTATATGGAGATCTGCACTAAGACCTTTATATGAAGAAGTTATGAGAAACGAATGAACAGAAGCAAACAACTTAGTGGGTATCAATGAGATGTTTGAAATATGATCTCCAAGAGTGAATGATTTTTTAAGACAGAATATAGACAAAATAGCTACTGATATAGATAATTATACAAAAGAGAAAGTATTTGATGTAATAGAACAAGGGAACGAAGAATGATTATGAGTAAATCAAATTAGGACTAATATTAGTAGAGAATTTGAAGATATGAAGAAAGATAGAGCAGAAAGAATAGCAAGGACAGAGATTACAAGAGCAAGCAATACTGCAAGTGAGATGGCATATAAAGACGGTGGAGTAGAAGTCAAAGAATGGTTGGCGGAGTTAGATTGAAGAACAAGCGATATATGTCAAAACTTAAACGGTACTAAGGTAGCAATAGGAGATAACTTTGCAGATAAAGGAGATAGTGTAGCTGGGGCGGTGTTAGACTATGAAGATGTATGAGCACCACCAGCCCATCCTAATTGCTACCATAAAGATACAAGTATTATGACGGAAGACTGATTAAAAAATATAAAAAAAGTCAGCAAATGAGATATAGTTTATACTATAAATAAAGAGACAAGGGAAATAGAAAAAAGCGAAGTTATAAAGGAGTTTAAATATAAGTCTAAGAAATTAATAAACTTCAAAACTAATGACTTTGATATGAGCGTTACTCCAGATCACAATATGATATATCAAAAAGATCGGGATAGAAAAAAGAAAGATAAAACTTTATCAGAAAGTTTAGCTGGAGAATTGCCAAACTTTTGAAGAATACCAAGAACTTGAGATTGGAAAGGTGAAGATAAAAAATTTATAAGTATAGGCTGAAAAAGATATAAATCTAAACATTTCTGTAAGTTTCTAGGGATATACTTGTGAGATTGAAGTGCTACTAAAAAAGGGAATAGTATATATATAAAAATAGCTCAAGAAGATAACATTGATTGATTAGCTGAAGTTATAGAAAGTGCAAATATAGAATATACAAGGATCAAATGATGATTTTCTATAAAAGATAAGAATTTGCGGGGATACTTATATAAATTATGAAAATGTGACAAAAAGTATATACCTAAAGAAATAAAACAGCTATCAAAAAAATATCTAAAAGAAATATTAAATTGATTGCTTATGACAGACGGTTATAAAAGAGTTAATAAGTATAACAGCGAAGAAAAATCTTATTTCACAACATCTAAACAATTAAAAGACGATATATCTGAATTAATATTAAAGGTAGGTAAAAGACCAAGCATAAGAATACAAAAGAGCAAATGAAAGGAAGTAGAACATTATAATTGAAAATATAAAGGTAATTTTGATATATACATTATATCAGAATGAAATAATAAATATACTAGTTTAGACAGATTGCAAAGAAAACAGCTAGAATATAATGATTATGTGTATTGTGTAGAAGTAAAAGACAACAATACTCTTTATGTTGAATACAATGGTAAGTTTGCTTGGAGCGGTAATTGCAGATCAACACTTATACCAGTAGTAGACTAAGTTTTATAATTAAATTATATATAATGAAAACAATTAAACTAGACGATGTAGAAATTAAATTGAATATTGGAGAAGAACTAAAAGTAAGAGAACTAAGAAAATTACAACCTATTATATCTAGTAGGTGAACTGGAGAAGAAATAGAGATGGTTATAGATGTATTGAAAGCTTTTGCAGAAGATGATGATATAGAAAAGAAAGTAGATGATCTTAATATTGAGCAATTCCAAAAGCTAAGTGAAGAACTAACTGGTATGCTTGATGTGAAAAAAAAAATAAATGGATAGTAAAACAATATAGACAACAAGTCATTAAGAAATGAGATAAGAAGATACCAGCGGATATGATAATGATAGGTTTAATGGAGAGATTTGGACGAAGTTATGAAGAATATATGAATACACCACAAAGGATTATAGATCTAATTATTGAAAAGAAAGAGATAGACAGCAAATTATCTAATAAATAATATAATATGGCTAGTAAAGACTTACAATTAGTAATTAGTGCAGTAGATAAGGCAAGTAGAGAGATTAAGGATATTTGAAACAATATCCAAGGTTTTGCAAAGAAAAATAGAAAAAGCTTTCAAAATATGGCTATTGGATGAACAGCCGCCTTTGCAGGAATAACAACTGCTGTGACTAAATCTATACAAGAGTTTGCTAAATTTGAGCAAGCTGAAGTATGATTTGAAAGTATGTTAGGTAGTGCAGAAGCAGCTACGAATATGATGGAAGATTTAAAAACCTTTTCTGCTGAAACTCCTTTTCAATTTGCTGATATAGCTGGTGCTACAAGAACATTAGTGGCTTTTGGAAGTGAATGAGAAGAAGCTAAGGATCAGATTAAATTCTTAGGAGATATAGCAGCGGGTGCACAAGTACCGCTTTGAGATATGTCTACAATTTTCTGAAAGATACAGACGAGAGGTAGGGCTATGACAAAAGAAATTAATCAGATGTCTAACAGATGAATACCTATTATAGGTAAGTTGGCCGAACAATTTGATGTAAGTAAGGCAGCTATATTTGAAATGGCAGAAGAAGGTAAGTTGACGGATGATGTCGTGACAGATGCACTGAGAAGTATGACAGAAGAATGATGAATGTTTGAAGATCAGATGTCTAAGCAAGCTGAAACCTTAACCGGTAGACGATCAACATTAAAAGATAATATATCTCTATCAATGGCTGAGATTGGTAAAGTATTTAGTGATGAAGCTGGATTTATTATAGATAAGCTCATTGATATTACAAAAGGGATATCTACTTGGGTAGAAGAAAACCCTAAATTAATAGCAACAATCATAGGAATAGCTGGGGCTTTATCAGGTTTTGTAGCTACTATAGGTGCTATATGATTAGCTTTGCCGTCTATAATGGGTGGCTTAGCAGCATTAAAAACAGCATTTTTAGTATTAACCTGACCGGTATGAGCTGTAATCGCAGCTATAGCTTGATTAGCTTATGCTTGGAAAAAGGATTTAGGCTGAATACAAGATAAAACATCTAAAGTTATATGATATATTAAAGACTTATGGCAAGATTATTGAGCATATGTTAAAGAATATATTAAAGCTATAATGTGAGCCGTAAAAGACACATTTGATGTTATATTAAATGCTTTAAAAAAGGCTATAGAATGATGGGTTATGTTAGTAGAAGCTATATGGGAACAATGGTGAGACGATATAACATCTATTTTTGAAAGTGTGCTATCATATTTTCAAAGTTTTTTCGGTGTGTGGAAAAAGGCTTTTGCTGGTGATTGGGAATGAGCTTGGGACGATATGCAAAATATGTTAGATCAGATATTAAATATTATGTATGATTTATTCATAAACATATTCGGAGATATAGCAAAGTGGATGTGGTGATGGTTTAAAGATACATCTACAAAATTTGCTGATTGGGGTAGAGAGCTAATTCAAAGTTTAATAGATTGAATTAAGAGTATATGATGAGAAGTTAAGGAAACTATTATGTCTTTAATACCAAGTCCCAGAGAGATAGCAAATAATGCTAAGAATTGGGGTAAGAATGTAGCAGGTTGAGTATCTGATTGACTAAAGGCAGGGGCTGGTGGTGTAAAAGATGCGGCTGGTAATGTAGCTGGTTGAATATCAGATATGTTAGGGTTTCATTCTC